TATAAAGTAAAAGATGATGAATTTGATCTCAGATCAGTTGATCCTGCTACAATTGTAGGTGCAGATGTGGTTTATATCTATAATACTAAAACAAGAAAATTATTTAGATATGAGGGTGACCATGGTGCACTCTCGGTAAAAGGTACAACCATTATTAATTATTCTGTATCCAACTCAGATGTAAAAATGTTAAGGAAACCAGAGGTCTTTTTCAAAGGACTTAAAATTGGTAAACGTGAAATGAATAAACAATATAATGATCTAAAAACTAAACCAAGTGCCGTGAATGGTAGAGTTAGTGATGATTGTATCATACTAGGAGCATTTGAGTGATTATATTAGACTACTCACAAATTGCATTAAGTAATATATTACCATTCCAAAATGATATTAAAAGAAATACTGAGGAACAAAATATAGACTTAATTAGACATGCAACACTCTCTACAATTAAATCATATAAAAAGAAATATGGTAATGAATATGGTGATGTGATTATTGCATGTGATGGTAGAGAATATTGGCGTAAAGATGCATTTCCTAACTATAAGGCAATGCGTAAAGTGAATAGAGATAAGTCTGATCTTGATTGGAAATTTATCTTTAATGCATTATCTGAAATAAGGGAGGACCTTAAACAACATTTTCCATATAAAGTACTTCATGTGGATAAAGCAGAGGCAGATGATATCATTGCTACTTTGGTTAAATATTCACAGGAACATGAATTAATACAAGAAGGTTTATTTGCAGAACCACAAAAGATATTAATTGTATCGTCAGACAAAGACTTTATACAATTACAAAAGAATAAGAATGTAAGGCAATGGTCACCAATGCAAAAGAAATATGTAGAGGCCAGCCAAAAAGAAATTGATGAATACATTACAACACATATTGTTAAGGGTGATAGTGGTGATGGTGTACCTAATATCCTTAGTAAAGATGATGTATTCATTAACCAAGAACGACAAAAACCTTTTTCTAAAAAACGAATTATGGAATTTATAGAACAAGGAATTGATGCTTGTCGTACTGAAGAGGAAAAAAGAAATTACCAACGCAATATCATGTTGGTTAATTTTGATTATATCCCTAAGGCAGTTCATAATACAATTATTGAAACCTATGAAACAACTAAACCATTAGGTGATAAAATGAAAGTGATGGACTATTTGATTAAATATAAATGTCGATTATTACTCGATGATATAGAGGAATTCTAATGGCAAAATATATCACAGAAATATTAACTGAGATTAATGACGATCCTCAATTAATAGAACAATATAAAAGTAACGCAGCATTAAGAATATTATTTGAACATGCGTTTATACCTGAAAGGAAATTTATTTTACCTGAAGGTGAACCACCATTTAAACCTGATGCAGCACCACTTGGTATGACTCCAGCAAATTTACTAATGGAAATGAAAAAACTTTATATTTTTTGTAGAGAAGATTTACAACCAATAAGAAGAGAATCATTATTCATTAATTTACTTGAGAATGTACATCCTGAGGAAGCAAAACTATTGCTTTCTATAAAGGAACAAAAATTAAGTAAATTATATAAAAAGATTACTAAGAAATTAGTATCAGATGCCGGATTTATACCAGTTGAAGAACCTACTACATAAAATTAAAAATATTTTTACATTAATATCAATATTTGATATAATAATATTGTTATTTGTTGTAATTTATCTATTAGTATTATTTTGGTTATTTTATTATACTATGATAGTTTGGTAATATGAATATATTTTATTTACACGAAAACCCAAAAATTTGTGCACAGTATCATGTTGATAAACATTGTGTTAAAATGATTGTGGAAACATGTCAATTGTTATCTACTGCTCACAGAGTACTTGATGGGCATGAAATGATAGGTCATACCAAAACTGGTAGAAAAGCTAAACGTTGGATTTTACCAGATTCTAGAGAACGAATATTATATCATGCTACTCATGTAAATCACCCATCAGCAATCTGGGCTAGAGCATCAAAAGCAAATTATGTTTGGTTGCATAATCTATTACTTGAACTATTAAGAGAATATACATATCGTTATGAAAAAACGCACAAATGTACAGAGATTACAGAAGCGCTTAAAACTGTACCTCATAATATACCTGATTTGCCCTTTACGGAACCTACTCCAGCTATGCCGGATCAATATAAAGTAATGGGTAACGCAATTCAATCATACCATAATTATTATAATGGTGAAAAAATTAGAATGTTTTCATGGAAAAAACGTGATATTCCACAATTTATTCAAGAGTAAACCTAAAGTACAATTTTTTACTTTAGATTCTGCCGTACAAGAGTTACAACCTATTATTAAGGCTTCTGATTATAAACCTAAATGGTGGAGTAAAGCTCAGAATCAACTTATTGAAGATATTAAAAAATCTCATCCATTTAAATCAACAGCAAAATGTCCGGGTATATTTAATTTAATAAGACATGGCTGGATTCTTAAAACGTGGCAAGATATTGTAATTAAAACAAATGGTGATAAACAAACATTTGAATGGCAATCACCTACAACTAAAATATCACATGGTATATCGTTTAATACAAAAGAACAATTATCGGATTTTTATAATGATTGGGGTAATGCACTTAGTTGTGTAATTAAAATAGAAACACCATGGCGTGTTATTGTACCAAAAGGTTATTATTTGCATGAAGGTCCTGTACCTTATGCTGACGAAACATATTTTACAACACTGCCTGGATTCTATTCACAGGAATATGGTGTGGCACAAATAAATGTACAATTAAAATGGTTTGCATTAAATGATGAGATTCTTATACCAGCAGGTACACCTATTGCACATTATATGCTTGTACCACAACAACACTATCCAATGGAGTCAATGGTAGCTACAAAAGAACAAAAAAAATTAAACGAACTTACTAATATAGAAATTGATAGAAGATTTATTTCAGATAAGGCACAATCAAAGTGTATATTTGCAAGGTTATTTAAATGATTGAATCTTTATTTACAGTGAATGCAGGTATAATTGATGTACCTGGTATTGATAATGAAAAATTAGCGGATGAAATTCTACTTAACCCCAAAAGAAAAACTGACGATGTTACGTCTACACAATTTGAAGATACAATATTAAATGTTCGAAGGGGATCAGAATCTCAAAAATTAATTGAATATATCATAAATTATGGAAAGGACCATGATCTATCATTACATTCATATTGGTCACAAATTCATCACTATTTAGAATCTACGGATTTGCATCAACATGGCCATGTAGACTTTTCATGGGTATATTATGTTAAAGTACCTGAAAATTCAGGTAAATTAGTATTATACTTTAACGAAAATGATGAACGTGCACCGAAGTATATAATGGAACCAAAGGAAAGTAGACTTATTATATTTCCTAGTTATATAAAACATAAGGTAACTAAACATATGAATCAAGATGTAAGAATATCGATATCAGGTGATTATTTACTTATAAATAAACAATCATAACAATAAAAGGACATGTTATGCCTCTATATGATTTTAAAGATACTAATACAAATGAAGTTTTTGAAAAATTTATGAGCATTGCTGATAAAGAAAAGTATCTTCAAGATAATCCCCATATCAAATCAGTACTTAGTACAAATCCGCTCATTGATCCTACAAGGTTAGGAGTTAAAAAACATGATAATGGATTTAAAGAAGTATTGCAAAAGATTCATGCTAGAACTCCAGGTTCACAGCTTAATAAAACATCTAATATTTAAAGGAAACTATGGCTCGAAGAGCAAGACCTACTATTGTGGTCTCAGAAGATTCCACAAAAGAAACAATAAGAAAAAGTAATTCATTAACTATTAAAGCAGATATGCTCAACAAGTTTGAGCCATTAACAGATAATCAAAAAACTTTTTTTGATGCATATAAAATAGGAAGTTACTTTATAGCTCTGCATGGGGTGGCAGGGACAGGCAAAACATTTTGTGCTTTATATAAAGCAATTGAGGAAGTTTTAGATAAAAAAACTTTCTTTAAAAGAATCATTGTAGTGAGGTCGGCAGTACAATCTCGCGACATTGGTCATCTTCCCGGTGATGTAACAGAGAAGATGGAAATCTACGCGCAGCCTTACAGACAAATTTGTGAAACACTTTTTGGTAGGAAGGATGCTTGGGATAGGCTCGAAGAGCAAGGTTACATCAGTTTTATTTCCACTAGTTTTATCCGTGGGATGTCATTTGATGATGCAATTATACTTGTTGATGAAATACAAAATATGAACTATGAGGAAATTGACACAGTTATGACTCGTGTTGGTTACCGATCAAAGATTATATTTTGTGGAGACTATAGACAAACAGATTTAAGGAAGGTGTCGGATAAATCTGGAATTCTAAAGTTCTTTGATATTGCTCAACATATGAAATCATTTGAACGTATTGAATTTACTGTGGATGATATTGTTAGATCCAGTTTGGTGAAAGATTATATTATGGCTAAATTACGATACGAAGATATAGTGGAAAATAAATTATTTAAATAAGGAGAAAACTTATGGACGTTTTAGCACTAGTTAAAAAATGGGCAGCTGGTATAGCTGATGTTGCTGTTTCTTTAATGGCAATGTTAATTGTATTAGAAGTTCTATTTAAGGGGTCAGTCGTAGCATTCTTACCAGCAACCGATGTCATTGGTTCTGTTGTAAGTGTTGTTAAGGCTCTAGGCTCTGAAGGTGTTGTAGGCCTAGTATCTGTATGGATCCTATGGTGCATTTGGAACAAAAAATAAGGAGTTATTATGGATGAATTAATTTTATGGGTAAAGGAAAGATTAGCTGAAAGAACATCATGGGACGGTATCGTTCTATTAGTAGTAGGCGTCTTTTCTTTATTAGCACATCCTATGCTAAACATCGCTGCTTGGGTAGCTGTTGTATGGGGTGCTTGGACTTTATGGAAAGCTGAAAACAAATAAGGAATTGTTATGACATTAGAATTTTTGACACTTGACAAATTACAGAAATTACTCCCAACACGGAATGATAAAGTAGAGGAATGGTATGAAGCAATGTGCAAATACTTTCCAAAGTTCGAAATTGATACCCCATTAAGAGTTGCTGCTTTTATTGCTCAATGTGGACATGAATCTAATGGATTTACAACCTTAAAGGAAAACCTCAACTACTCGGCTGATGCTCTTAATACAGTATTCCCAAAATACTTTAAGAATGCCGGCCGAGAAGCGGAGGATTATCATAGACAACCAGAGAAAATTGCCAATGTTATCTATGCAAATAGAATGGGTAATGGTGATACTGAATCTGGTGAAGGATGGAAATATAGAGGAAGAGGACCAATTCAATTAACAGGCAAGGATAATTATCAAAGATTTGCAAATGATTTCTTTGATGATCCAGATACTGTAATGAATGATCCTGATCTTTTATGTGACCATATACCAACGGCTTTATTATCTGCAATTTGGTATTGGACTAAAAACAATCTCAATAATGAAGCAGATGCTAAGGATTTAAGAAAAATGACTAAAAAAATAAATGGTGGTTATATTGGAATGGAAGATAGAGTAAAACATTAT